CTCCCGCATCGGCTCAGGGACCTGCGCCCGGGTCATCCCCCAGTCGAGCAGCAGCTGACCCTGCACGTTGCCCCAGTACTGCAGCGCGTCGATCAGCTGGTCGGGGTTGGAGGCCAGTGACGTCGACGGGCGGCCCGCGGCGTCCTCGTGGTCGAAGTCGTCGTACAGCCAGGAGCGCAGGCCGCTGCGGCCGTAGTTCTCCAGCACCATGTCGATCGCGCCGCTGTCGTAGCCGGGCACGCCCTTGAGGTCCTGCAGGTTGTCCCGGCTCAGGCTGTGCTTCTCAATCATGTCGCCGTTGTCGACGCAGGTCGCCGAGGGCGAAGGGTAGAACTTGAACGGATCGACCCGGTCCCATTGCTTGACCAGCTTGACGTTGACGACCGGCTGGCCATCCGGCCCCCAGGTCAGGGTCGGCTTCATGCGGATCACCGGCCCCTTGAGGATGGCGGCCGGGAAGGTCGTCAGGTCGTTGATGAAGTCGTCCATCGCATCGAGGAACCCACCCTCGGTCAGCTGATCCTCCATCTTGTTGGCCATGCGCTCGACGCGCTTGTCGGCCTCCTGGCGCACCGCCTCCAGGGCTTGGTCCTTCATCATCGACATCATGTGGAGGGTCGCCATCGGGTCGGGCGGCTCACCCTGTCCCGCCGCCGCGGCTTTCAGCTGCTCCTTGAGCGGCTGCATCGCCTGTTGGACGATCAGGTCGTTGACCTCGATCGGAAGCTCCGGGACCGCTGTGGCCTTCACGGACCAGGGGCGCTCGTCGCCGGTGGTCATCATCACGTCCCTGATCCACGCCGCGGCCGCCCGGCACTTCTGCCCGGTGATGCCCGCGTAGACCTCGCTCCCGCCCTCGACCCGGATCGCCGACAGCTTCTGCGGCGTGTACATGCTGCGCCGCGCCCGCATGTTGTCGATCATCCGCTGCTCGACGTCGCTGAACCGCCGCGCATCGCGCGCCACCCAGAACTTGTGGTGGATGTGCCCGGCCAGCCCGGTGATCAGCGGCTGCGCCTGCCGCCCCTCGGCGGCGGCGCGGGTGTCAGCCTCCTGCTGCTGCAGCGCGCCCAGGGACATGGCCCGCATGGCGGGGTGCTGGATGACTACGGCGGTGCCCGCTCCGCCCGCTGGCGGGCTTCCTAGGGGCGGCTGAGGGCCAACCGTTGCGGCTTGCCCGTAAGGAGTTGCGCCGATCGCCATGGCTGATCCTATCCCTCGTGTGCGCGCCTACGTCCAGCCCAAGGCGTTGACCCGCTGCACCGGCCGCGCCTGCTGGCGTGCGCTCCAGGCGTTGCCGCCCTGCTCGGCGTCGGCGTGCAGGCAGGCGTACTGGTCGGCGTCGGCGATGTGGCTGTGGTTGTTCTTCTCCGGCGCATCCTCGGCGTCGCCGGACTTCTTCAGCCGGTAGCGGTAGCCGCCCCGGTAGGCGGTGATCAGCGGCTTCGCGCCTTCCGGACACAGGAGCCGGGCCGGGCCGCCGTCGATCTGCCGGTTGAGGAACTTCTCCACCGCGCCGACCCGGGCCGCGGTGACGTTGGTCCGCGCCGGGAAGCAGGTCAGCTTGGCGGCGCGGACCATCTCGAAGCAGGTCCGCTCGTCGGTCTGGGCGCGCGCCTGTCCGGCCGGATCGCCCACGACCACCACCGGAAAGTTCGGAAACTTCGACGCCAGCAAGGGCTTGAGCTTGGTTTCGAGGAACCGCTCGATGCCCATGTTGTCCGAGGTCAGGGCGTCGTAGGTCAGGAACCTCGCGCGCAGGTCCAGCTGGTTGATCGTCGCGCTCGGGTTCAGCCCGAAGTCCATGCCGATGATCAGCGGCCGCTCGCTCATGCGGACCGGCAGCAGGCGGGTCTTGGCGACGTGGAACTCGGGCTTGAACGTCCGGTAGACGGGCAGCCCGGCCAGGGTCTTGCCGAACTTGGCGTGGATGTAGACGTCGATCCAGTCCTCGGACTTCCCCTTCATCAGGTTGGAGTAATAATCCTGGGGAAGGTACTCCAGCCAGTCCGCCTCCGCGGACATCCCCGACGGCTGGAAGTGGCAGCTGACGTTCGAGGGCGGGTCGGTCAGCAGCTTCTCCCAGTGGGTGTCGATGTCCGGGGGATTGGAGCATCCCCAGATGTGCTTGTTCTCCCGGCCGTCATCGGTGACGCAGCCGACCCCGTTGTCGAGCTTGGAGGGGTAGCGTCCCACCCGCCCCTGGAGGGCGTCGTAGACGGCTTGGTTGATCTCCCGGAACTCGTCGAGGATGCCGAATGACGTCTGCAGCGAGAGTAGACGGCGCACATCGTTCTGGTCGTCCAGGCCACGGAACAGCACCTCGCATTCCACATTGCTGAAGCGGAGCAGGAACTTCAGGTCGGTGCGCACGAAGGTCCCGGCCAGTCCGTCCGGGAACCAACGCAAGAAATCGGGAATACTCGTATCCTTGAGTTGCTCACGAGTATTACGCACCCAGACGGCTTTACTTCTACGGATGCCGTCCCTGCACGGAGCCATCTGCGACGCGTGATACGCGATCTTCATGATGGCTGCAGTCGTCTTCGTGCTGCCGACTGGACCGACGATCAGGCTCACGAACCGGTCGTCGATGAAGAACCCGGAGACGCTGGGCGGCGGTGAGTAGGTCAGGACCTCTGCCACGAGTTATCCACAGCGCTCGAAACAAATCCCCAGCCGCTGCGCGGCTGGGGCAGGTGGGCCACCCGGAAGGATCAGGCTTGCAGGAACCGGTTCCACTTGTTGACCGCGCCGACCGCGGTGCAGAGGTACAGCGCCGCGACACCCGCGGCCTGGGCCACGCCGGTCGCGGTGGCCACGCCGTTGATGGTGTCGGTGCCGGACCCGAACACCTGCATCGAGGCCGCGCCCTGGTTCACCACGAGGATGCTGTCGTTGAGGTTGGGAGCCGGGCCGAGCTTCACGGCGTCGGCGGCGGTCGCCACGGTGCCCACGTAGTTGACCACGCTGGGCAGCAGGAGCGCGGTCGCCTGGGTCCCCGCGGGCGTCGCGACGAGCCCCGAGGAGACCGGTCCCGAGGGGGGCAGCTGGGTGGCGAGTTGGGCGAGGGCCATCGAGGAAACTCCTGCAGGGGCGTCGATGGCTGCGGACGCTACCCCAGCTGAGGGGCCGTGTCGACACGGCCGGGGGCGGGGGTTGGATTGGAGAGGCCAAGCCCCGCAGGCGGAGATGCGCCACCGGCCTGCGGGGCCGCCCCGCTGGCGGCCAGGACCGCCTGCGGGGTTCCGACCAGCGCCGAGGGACGCAGGTCGAAGTCGGGGACTTTGAGGCCTGTTGGCGGAGGCGGGAAGGCGTCCAGGCCGTCCCGGACCGCAGTCGACTGCGGTCCGCCTGGGGTCACGGGGGATGCGGCGAAGTCGAGGGTCATGGTGGCGTCTGTCTCGGCCGCCTCCGGCAGGCCGATGAGGTGGGGCGTCCGCTGGATGACGTCGTGGCCATTGACCTGAATGTTGATCTGGAACGGCGGCCCGACCGCTTCGCGCACGCCTGCAGGCTGAGGCTTCAGCCTGCCGATGTCGCTCAGCTGTTTTGATACCTCTACCATTAGAGGCTGGGTCAGGGTCCCGGCCATGGCCTGCTGGAAGAGGCGGGTGAGCAGGCTCTCGGCCATCATCGCCGCTTTGGCGACAAAGAGCACACCGTCGTCTTGGTATTCCTGCCGCTTGCGGGCGACCAGTTCCTCGAACCACGGCTGGGCCGCGAGGTGCTCGTACTCGACGAGGTCGAGCCCGTAGCGCTCGGCGATCTCGTGCGGGTGGTCCGCGCCCAGCGCGAGCTCGGCCACCAGCGCGGGGTCGAAGTAGAGGATCGTCGAGATGACCGGGGGCGGCCGAAGGGGTGCGTCGTCTGCCATTGGCATCCTCTTCGACGTGTCGACACGTCGTTGCCTGGAGGAGACCAGCGTAGCCGCGGCCGATGTATCGGCCAAGGGCGGCGGAGCTAGGAGGCAAGTCGACCCCCGGAGCGCGTGGGGTCCCCGGGGGTCATGGGCGCTCTTGGAAGGCGGGGCCGGGGGGGCTGCTGACGATCCTCGATCACCCAGGGGAAATCTAGGCTTTGAGGGGGTCGGACGCAAGGCGGCCCCTGGAACCCCGGAAGGAGAAGCTGGACGGGCTCCGGGCTCTGGAAGCCTGGGAGGAAGGGCTGGATGGGGGAGACGACCATGCTGTGCATGGACGGTGACCTTGAGCCCGCTCCGCGTGCGGAGCAAGGGGGCGAAAGGAAAGGTGAAGAGGGCACGCCCTCCGCGGCTTTGGGGTCCTAGGGGGATGTCCGGCCCGGTCCCCTTGCGGGGGCTGGAAAGGGCGTCTTGGAGGACCTTCGGCTCGTGGGTCAGGCCACCGTTTCCGGTGACGTCGACCCTCGATTGCGGAGGGCGTTTGAGCTTCTTGCCCGAGGGCGGGGACGGGCGCAAGCGTAAAACAGGGCACGGCCAAATTATTTTCCGGACGCCCTGCAGGCCGGGCAGTGTTGCACAGGAGATTGCCTGCCCTGCGCTCGAACCTTACGCCACAGTCGCACAGCAACGTGAGCCGGGTGTACGTCGTGTGGTCGCCGTAGATGCGCTCCGCATCCACCACCGTCAGGGTCCCTTTGCGTCGACCGATGTAGCTCTCGGCCACTGACGGACGCCCCGGGGCGGGGCGACGATTGTTGGCCTGCACCTTGCGGGTCGCCCAGATGCAGTTGTCGGGGGCGTAGGGGCCGTTGTTGTCCTGGCGCTCTAGGGTCAGGCCCTCAGGGCGCTCGCCCATGTCGGCGATGAAGGTGAGGAAGCCGACCTCGGGATCGGACCAGCGGTCGCAGACGGTAATCCCTCGGCCGCCGTAGCGGTGGTAGCTCTCGTTCTTCGGGTTGTAGCACCGCTGGAACATTGCGGCGTGGATGGGCGTGAGGGGGTGGTTTGGGAGGCGTTTCATGTGCGATACAGTAACGTGTAGTGAATAGACGGCAAGAGGGTTTTTGGGCTCGTGTGCAGAGACAAACCATTAAGAGACCCCACCTCCCCCCACCCCCCGGTCCCATACCCCCCTACCCCGGCACGCGTGGCCAGCTTGCTTTAGGCGTCTATTCGTGAGACTGTAATGACCGGGCCGGGAAACCGCGCCCGATCGGTCTTTGACATTGTTGAACGCTCGCCACCCCCCGCGCCAAACGCGGACGGGCGCGGGCTATCACTTGCCGCCCATCCGGGTTCAAGGCGAGCACGATAACCAATGCAAAGGACTAACTCACATGACCCAAGCTCAAACGACCGTTTCGACCGAAACCGCCAAGGTTGCTTTTGTCCTCGCGCCCATCTCGGTGGAAACGGGTTCGCAAGCTGTTAAGGCGTTTGTCTCCGCCGCGCGTTCTAACGCAACGGCGGAAGCAAAGGCGAAACGCGATTACTTGGCGAACACTGTAGCGGGCGCGCGTCTTATTGGCGTTCCCCTTACGGCGGCTCAGTTCGACCGACAGATTGCGCGTTCATTGCGTGACAGTCTTACGGGCAAGGTGACGGACGTGAATACCGCTCTAGCGAAAGCGAAGGCGGTTACTCTCGCCGTTCTCTCCGGCAATGCGGCTCTATTGCCTATCGCTGGCGAAACCATGAACGCGTTCCTAGAACGCGTGCGCCCGTTGCTCGAAACCGCGACGCTTCCCGACGGAACGCCTATTCACGCGAAAGCGGCGGACGGGTCGACGACTGGCAAGCGTGGGGCCAAGGCGGGTGTCAGGAAGGCGAAGCCTGCTAGCGCGGGTTCCGTCACGGCGGAGGAAGGCGGAGACAATGCGCCCGCCAAGCTCCGCGCCGCTCAGATTTTGATGGGCGACACTGACAACGCGCGGCGGCTTGTGGCGATTGCGGAAACGCACCGCGATGAGTTCGCCCTATGGTCGGCGAACATTCTGGAGGAGGCGGCCGCTAAGGCGCTTTCGGCCGCCAACGCGCGCCGCAAGCCGAACGGTGCGGCCGCGCCGCTCGCCAACGCGGTGGATAACGCAAACGTCCAATAGCTAGCTAACAAGTAACTCACCCCCATGCGGCAACGCATGGGGGTTTTTTGTTGCCTTGCGTTAGGCGCTGTTAGGCTGTTAGGCGCTGTTAGCTAATTGCCCCGGGCAATTACATGACGCGTCACTAGCTTACATATGCGTCACGCGTGGCCGGTTTGCGGCGGGTAACGGCCACCGCGCGGAGCGCGGGAAACTAAAATCTGTAGCTTGCTCAAGGGGTTAACCCCAAAATACGGCCACTGGTGTACTAGCTAACACAGCCAACCATTTACCTCACCACTTATATCCTATTGTTTTTATTATATTATTCTATCTAAATGGTGAAAGTGGTGAAGTGGTAAGCCATTTTCTTAAACTCCCGTGTGCGCGGGCGGGCATGCGCATGTGTGTGCGCGCCTAACGCGCCCGTACGCCCGACCCTAAATAGTCAGTTCTCCTGTTCTCGAGCCAACCATTTCACCATTTGTAACAAAATCAATAGCTTACAGCGATCTCGAACCTACCATTTATCGTTTCGCAGAAACAACTTATCGCGTATCACAGGCCAAAATCTCTGATTTGACTTACGGCCACGCTTCTTTTAAGCTCAAAATCCACAGGAGACACCCTTGGCCACGTACTCGATCCAGTTCCGAGCCTCCCTCATGCTCGCCCAGTTGATGAAGCCATCGCACGCGAGGACGCCATCTAAGGCGCTCGAAAACGTGCTCTGGACCGAGCACTACACGCCGCTGCCTCCAGGCACGAAAGATTTTTACGATCGCTCGACCCTGCACATGGGCATCTACACGGTGCCAATCACCCTGCCCGACAACCCAGAACTCGTGGCCGTCATCGAGGCCCTGAGCCTCAAGTACACCCACGTCAATCGCAGGGCAGCGAAGAACATGGCCTTGGATCACGCGATCCTGAAAGCCTGGATCAACGCGTTCCCGGCCAGCCGCGTGCTGCCGGACATCCCCGTCGACGACCGCGCGATCGGGCTGGCGTAGGCCGCAAGCTTGGGCTTAGGATCACATCATGGACCCGAACCAATTGCCCCCGGCAAATTCAAAATCCCCCGCCCACGTCGGTGGCGCAGGGGGTGTCGTCACCCTGACCGGACCGGCCGCGACCTCAGTCATCGCCTCAGGCGGGGGTGGCGGCGGTGGCCACATCCCGGCCCGCGTCCAGATGAGCCTGCCGCTCAACCCGATCTCGTCCCCAGGCCATCAATCCCCGCGCCACGGACATGCACAAGCTCCGCCGATCCCCCCTCAGCACCACGCCAGGAACCCGGACATGGCCTCTATCGTCGTCCAAATCCACATGCGTCACGGTCACAAGACGATCGACCTCGCCACCCTGGCCAATATGTTCCTGGGCGTGCACGACCACCGCAAGGTGCGCTTCGCGACCGCCTGGGAGCTTCTAGTGCCTATGGACGTGTTCGAGAGAGCCGCTCCAATGTTGGAGCGCCTACGCTCTCGAACGATCACCCGGAGACGCTACAGGCTGCTGCGCGCCCTGATCGTCGAGAACGCGGTCAGGACGGGACAACCCGACGAGACCGCTGGCGTGCTCCGGGCGCTCGACCAACAGTGGGCCGCATGTCCCCTACGCTACCTCTGGGTCTGATCGCCGCGATGTCCCGGTCCGCCGCCGATATCGTGTCATCCCCAGGCGACCCGATGTCGACATCGGGTCGGGACAGCCACGCCATGACCTCCAACATGCGGGCGATGCTGATGGCCGTGGCCAAGCAGGACATGGGTCAGGCCGCGGCCACCGACCCGCGGGGCGTCAGCGTCACCTTGGCCGAGTACAAGGCCGCGGTCGTGGCGCTGGCGCTGACCGGGGACATCTCCCTGGATCAGGCGCGGGAGCTGGACGCGGTCGTGGGGCGCATCGCGGAGGATATGGCCAGATGATCGAGCTTTTCGTCCTTCATGTCGGGCCGCCGCCCGACATCGTCATCGAGTTCGAGGCCATCCTCACGGCCCTCGACACCCTTACATGCACGCCAGAACAGTGGGTGAGGTTCAAGGAAGTGCTGGCCGAGGCCACCCTGGCCGCCTGCGACGCCGAGACCGGAGGTGTGGCCTACCGGCGCATGCTGGACGAGTGGCGGCGCTGTCCCCTCTACGACGGGGAGGACTGAGCATGGACTGGCGAGACGTGGCCGCCGTGGCCTACATCGTCTGGGTGATCGTCATGGTCAACCTAGGGCTCTGGATGCGCCTGCGCCGGGCCGAGCGGCGTCGTGGAGACCGCTGATGGGCTGGGACCAGATGTCCAAGGTCCTGGCCCTCTACGCGCTGGCCCTGGTGGCGGTTGGCGTGTGTGCGGGGGTCCTGTTGCGAGGATGTTTAGGATGAGCAGGACCAAGTGGGACCCGATGATCGCCGCCGAGCCGGTGGCCGCCCGCGCCCTGGCCGAGCGGTGGTATCATCCCGACCAAGCGCTCTCCACCCGCATAGGGGTCCTGGCCGGGCTGATCTGGGGGGACAAGGCGCGCAACGCAACCGTGTGCACCCAAGCCGAGCTCGACGAGTACGCCGCCTATATCATTGAGGCGCGGCTGGTCGACTTCCTGACCGATCAGGCGGCCAGCGAGGCGATGGGCTTCGTCTACGCCATGCAGGCGCGCATCGACGTCCAGGCGGCGTTCGATCGCACCCTGGCCGAGCATGAGGCCAGCCATGCCCACAAGGAATAACGCCGCCTACGCCTAAGCTATTGCCCCAGGCAATAGCTGTGCTATGGCCTTCACCATGAGCCAGTCAGCCAAGACCAAAGTCCGTATCTCGCCGCGCACCGGCAAGCCGTTCCTCAAGAGGGGGTTCGCGGCGATGGACCCCGAGAAGCGCCGCGCGATCGCCATCAAGGGCGGCGGCTCCGTGCCGCCCGAGAAGCGCAGCTTCGCCAAGGACAAGACCCTCGCGGCGTCCGCGGGCAAGAAGGGCGGCGAGGCGTCCAGGGGTGGCGGGCGCATGAAGGCCCAGGCCCAGGCCAAGCGCGAAGCCGCCGACGCACAGAAGTGGGACGGGAACTGATGAGCGGCGGGGTCCGCAGGGGGGACCCGGACACCAGCCACGAGGCCTCCGACAACGCGCCGGTCTATTCGCTGCAGGCCAAGTACCTGATGGCGCTCTACCGGCTGGGGCCGCTCACCACCGAGATCGGCCGCTACTGGGACCTGCCTCGCGACAGCATGTCGCCGCGCACGCCCGACCTGACGAAGAAGGGACTGGTCGTCTACATGGGCAAGAAGGCGTGCCGCAACCCGTCGGGACGCATCACCCAGATGAAAGCCTGGGCGCTCACCGACCTGGGACGGGCGACCGTGAAGATCGCTCTCGACGCCGCGGAGGCCAGGAGCCGCCGATGAGCGTCCGCCCCATCGAAGGCGGGCCGTGGCCCGCGCTGAGCACGCAGGACGAACTGGCCGAGTTCAAGGCGTGGATCATCGAGGCGCGGCTCACAGGCGCGCTCAGCCACGACAGCGCGGAGACCACCCTGGAAGCCATCGACCGACGTGTCGCGTACTTGCTGGCGTCACCAACCTAGGGCATGACGGCGGGGCGCAATTGGGCGCGGGAGCCCTACCCCATGTACACCCTACCGAACGACAAGCAGGTCACCCTCAAGGTCGAGTTCCTCGACGCCAAGGGCAGCCCCGCCAAGGTCGACAGCGTGGTCTGGTCGACCGACAACGCCGACATCGCCGAGGTCACCGTCTCGACCGGCAACCCTCAGATCGCCAACCTCAAGGCCGGGACCGCCACAGGTCTGGCCCAGGTGATCGTCACCGCCGACGCCGACCTCGGCGATGGCATCAAGGAGATCATCTGCACGATGGACGTGGAGGTGGTCGGTGGCGAGGCCGTGGTCGGAACCATCAGCCCGGCCAGCGAGCCGGTTCCCGCCTAAGGCACACAGCCCCTGGCTACGGCCAGGGGCGACGGCCTGCCGTATGTCTCGAAGACGTAGGTCCGCGGCTCGCGGATGAACAGGGTCGCCAGCACGCGTAGCTTCGGCCTCGACCGGATCGGCTGGCCGTTGAGGCCGACGAGCCCGCTAGCGGCCACGCGGTTCCTTGACGCCGCGCTGCTTGTCGAGCGCCTTGTCCTTGGCCGAGCCGGGCTTGATGCCCTGCTTCTTGTCCAGCGCGTCGTCCTCCTTCACGGAGAACACGCGTCCGCCCTTGGGGGCCTTGGCCATCCTACTTTCCCTTCTTGCCCTGCGCGCGGCGCTGCACGTCGAGCGCGATGGCCACCGCCTGCCTCTGGGGACGGCCAGCCTTGATCTCGGTGGCGATGTTCTCCGAGACGGCCTTCTTTGATCCGGTCCTGTTCAGGGGCATTTCGCCTCTCCCGCGAATTTAGAGCGTCGACGGCTCCTCAAGCACCGTGATGACCCCGGTGACGGCCGCACCCCCCATCTCGGGCGGGACCGCGGACCCAGGTCGGTAATCCCCGCACCACTCGGTGGCCTCGACGCCCGGCCAGCGGCTGTTGGCGCGCTGGCGATCAGGGGGGTAGCGCTTGCACGTCCCGATGGCTGAGGTCACCGGGGCGTAGAAGAAGCAGTCCCCGCAGGCGGCCATCTCAGAACCCCTTAGGGTAGGGCTTGCCCGCCCGGCCACGGCCGGTGGGCGTCGGGGCCGGTGGGGGCTTCTTGCCGGGGCTGGCCGACGGCGGTGACGACTTGGGCACCTTCTGCCCGGCTCCGTCACTCTTCGGGGGGAAGGGGGCCATCGGCTTGGCCATGAGACGTCTCCCTAGCTGAGGATCGCGAGCCTAGGGAGGATCAACACCAAAGCGATGACAAGCGCAATCAGCGGAACCACCCACTTGATCCAGGCGAGCGGCGGCGGGACCGGGAGGTAATAGGCGATGCCCGCCACCACGGCGACCACCAGCAGGACGATGAGGCAGTAGATCAGCAGACCCATGACCGTCTCCAAACGTCGGCAAATTCTGAGACTTGCCGCCGAGCACGTTACATCGTCCACAGGCTGTCCCCAAGCCGTCGTGTGAAGAGACGAAATAATGGCTTGACCGTAACTACGGCCATGCTACCCCTTTGGCCGCCGAGGGGAACCTTGGTGGGGGAAACGGGCGCGGCCCTGACATCGCGCTCACTGATCAGGAAAACCTTCATGAAGATGCTCTTTGCGGGCGTTGCCGCCCTCGCTCTGGCGTTCGCCGCTCCGGCGCTCGCCACCGAAGTGGCCACCTCCTCGGCCAACTCCGGCACCGTCGCTGCGGTCTCCTCGACCTCGCTCGGCCCGGCCGTCTCGATCGGCGTGGCCGGTGCGACCAACACCTCGGCTGGCGCGTCGCAGGCGTCGTCCAACTTCTTCGGCCCGACCTCGACCGCCTCGGCCACGACCTCCACGGGTTCGGCCACCCAGTTCCACGCCCAGACCGGTTTCACCATCGGCTCCTCGGCGGCTGGCATGACGGGCGGGGCCACCGCGGCCGCGTTCGCTTTCAACCCTTTCTAAGGGCAGCTGCGGCTGTTCTGCTGAAGATCATCTAAGGCAGGGGGGCTTCGGCCCCCCTGTTCCTCTCAACCCAATAGGTGGGGCACCTACACCATGAACATCCGTCTCTTCACCACGTCCGCCTGCGCCCTGGCGCTGGCCTTCTCGCCGCTGGCCGCGATGGCGCAGCAAACCCTTGGCCCTGTGGCGGGCGACAACGCCGCCTCCAACAGCCAGTCCGGCTCGACCTCCAACGCCCAGCAGTCGCTGACCAACGGGGGCTCCTCCGTCGGTCCCATCGACAGCAGCGTCCGGGTCGGCCCGACCACGTCCACCTCCGACAGCGCCTCGCAGTCCGGCTCGATCTCCGGGTCGGTCAGCCAAGGTGGAAACTCCGCCAGCGATGCGCACGCCACCGGGGGCACGTCTTCGGCCACGACCGGGGCCTCGACCTCGTCCAGCGTCGCCAACCCGAACGCCAACAACGCCGGGAACGCCCAGAACATCACCTTCAACTCGACCGTCCCGCAGAACACCAAGGCCCGCGTCGAGACGGTGCCGACGCTCTATGCGCCTGCGCTGTCCACTACGCTCACCGAGACCTGCATGGGCTCGACCTCGGGCGGGGTCAGCGTCATGGGCTTCGGCGGCACGCTCGGCACCACGTGGAACGACAGCCAGTGCGTGCGCCGCCTGAACGCCCGCGAGATGGCCCAGACCCTGGGTGACCGGGCTGCGGCTCGCGCCCTGATGTGCCAGGACAAGGACGTCGCCGCCGCCTACGCCGCGGTCGGCCAGGACTGCCGCCAGAAGTACGAGGTCGCCGTCGTGGTCCCGCCGCCCGCCCCGGTCTCGCCGGTGGTCATCAACATGCCGCCGACCCCGCCGCCGACCCCCTACGTCATGGCCCCGGTGCCCAACCCGCCCCAGGTGATCTACCGCGACCGCCTGCACCGCGCAGGCCCGTCGAAGAACGTCCCGGCCTGCAAGGTGGACCCGCACTATGCTTGCCCGGCGCACGACGAGTAAGTGGCGCACCGGGATGGGGCTGGCGGCGACGACCGCCGTCAGTCTCGTGCTCTGGGCCTTGATGGTGTGGGGCGTGGTCGGCATCATCGCCGCCATCGTCTCGGGCCTGGAGACCCCGCGCTGACCCCCGCACGCCGCCCCCCAAGCCCCACCTGAAGGGGCGGCCCCCGCGGCCCTGGCCGACAGCGGGTCCAACCCCTCGCTGTCGGCCAGGAGACCGCACGAGCTACCGAAGGTCCTGCACTGGGGAGCGCGGGACCTTCACATAAGAAGGACGCCGCCACGCCGCAGCCCAGGTGAAGGCAGGCGCGACCCCTGACCTGACACCCCTGGCCCTGTACTCTCCAGTCGGGCCGGGGGGCTTTGTCGGAGGCGAACGCCATGCGTCCCTACGTCATTCTGCTCCTCACCCTGGTCATCCTGCTTGTGGTGATCGTCGCCTACCTGCTGGTCCCGCCATGAGCGAACGCCTCAACCGCACCCGCATCGGCACCCTCGGCCACCCTGACGAGGTGTGGACGGTCTACACCGTGATCACCGGCAGGCCGATCGACGTGGCGGGGTTCTACGACCGCGAGAAGGCCCAGGCGTACGCGGCCGCCGAGCATGGACGCTACCTGAAGACCGCGCCCCTCAAGATCATGGACGCCTAGCCGTGGCCGAGAAGTACAGCGCCGAGTGGCTGGAGCAGACAATCCTCGAACGCGGGGCGAACTGGCTCGACCACCATCGCTGCGGCGTGTGCAGCAGCATGGTCGGATACAAGCTGGACCGTCGGCACAAGCAGGTCTTCTTCAAGTCGGCCTGTTCGTGCTCGTGGTCGCCCGATCGCCCGTCCAGCCTGGACGACATCGCCTCCTGGCTGGCCATGCAGCGCAGCGACGAGGTGCGCGACAAGATCATGGAAGGGCTGCGCGAATGAGCATCGTCACCGAGGCCCTGAGCGCCGAGTACGTGCGCCAGCGTAACAAGCTGAAAGGGGCCGTGAAGCGGCTGGCCTACGCCCACGCCCAGGCCACCCTGGAGGACCACAACGTCCACATCCACACCGCCGACATGAAGGCCCTGGAGATCGCCCTCCTGATGAACGGGGGAGACGTCCCCAAGGACGACGGTGAAGAACCTTACGTCGACGAGCCCAGCTGATGGGCTCCAGCTTCCCCCGCTATGATCGCATGCGCTCCTTCTCCGCCCGGCAGGGATGGGAGACGCGTCGCGAGAACGCGCGCCGCATGGCGCTGGCCGACAAGATCGTCATGGCCGTGGTCGACAAGATCGCCGCCGACATCATCCGGCCCGGCCCGGTGGCCGAGGAGCGCGAGTGCTACGTCATGGCCCAGGAACTACGCGAGCACACCACTCCCCTGGTCAAGCTGGTGACGCACATCCTGCGGGTCGCCGAGGTAGAGGACGAGCCATGACCGACAGCCGCTTCGCCGAACGCACGCGGGTCCCGGTCGCGCAGTCGCAGACCGAGGTGAAGACCCTGCTGAAGATCGCCGGGTCCGACAAGATCGCCGTCTACGAGGACACCGAGAAGTCGGCGGTGGCCTTCCGCATGAAGGACCGGTTCTACCGGATCACCGTGCCGGTGCGGGCCAAGGCCAGGAACCCCGGGCAGGAGGAGCGCCGGTCGTGGCGGCTGGTGCTGCTGCTCATCAAGGCCAAGCTGGAGGCGGTGCGCGAGGGGGCCACGACGTTCGAGCGGGAGTTCCTGGCCGACATGGTCACCCCGGACGGCTCGACCGTCTCCGAGTGGATCGCCGAGCCGCTGCGGCTGGCCTACGAGAGCGGCAGGATGCCGGACCAGCTGCTGCTCGGGGGGTGAGATGTGCCACGCCAAGCGCTACCATTACGTCGTCGAGCTCAAGGCCATGTTCAAGGCCAAGACCAAGCGCAGGCGGACCTACTACCGCTACCGCATCCTGGCCGCCGACGGACGCAACGTCATCACCAGCCGCTGGCGCTCGTCGCGCACCTACACCGAGAAGTGGGCCGAGCAGAACGTGGCCATACTGGAGGGAACGCCGTGACCCACCCCGCGGTGGTCTGGTGGCGGCTGTTCCCGTCCGAGGCCGGACGTGCGCTGCTTGAGAACACGGCCACGCCACAGGACCACGAGGCCATGTGGGCAGCGATCGTGCAGGGCCGGATGAAGGGCTGCATGGGCGCGGAGAATTGGGGGGACTGGATGACCGTCAACTACCCGGAGGGACCCCGTGGCCGGGGCTGAGCATCTGCACCCCATATGGGTCCGCCGCATCGAGGACGGCCGCTACTGGCTGTTCGACCGCGAGTGCCCGACCGAGGTGATGGCCGCCTATGAGCGGCTGCACCACGGCTACAACGTGCAGCTGAACGGCGACCGCATCATCGCCTGGGCGGTGACCACCACCCTGATGGCCGGGGACACCACGTTCGGCGAGCGGCTGTTCGACGCCTTGGAGGACCTCGGGTGGCGAAGACCTCAGTCATAAAGGGTCGGATGACGGCTCTCGGCGAGACCGGCAGGCCGGTCGCCTACCTGTTCGACCTGCCGCTGACCTTTGCCGAGGCCCATGCCTTCGCCGCGATAGAGGGCGGATACGGCACGCCGGATCAGAAGGTCCTGTTCATGGCCTGGGTGGTCAAGATGAGCATCGTGCATGGGTCTTGGATCGTCGACGCGACCCGGGGGATGATTGAGGCACACGTCCCAGACTTGACATGCCCCTAACAATGTCGTATAATGGTTGTACGGTTGGAAGATTGTCTTCCAGCCGGGACCCGGCCAATTGCCCCAGGCAATTAGGCCAACAACCGGAGCCCTAGCCAGATGGCTAAGTACACCGACAAGAAGGCGACCACCCACGCCGACCCGAAGCCCAAGCAGAACTGGAAGCTTGACCGTTACGCCCAGCGCGACGCCAAGGTCTCCGCCCGCCGCAACATCACCGGGGGGTTCTGATGGCCGACGTCATCCCGTTCGCCGCGGTCAAACCCGCGGCCAAGTTCATCATCATCGAGGGCGTCAACGACTACGACGGCTCGCCCGAGTGGGGCGTCTACGCCATGGACGGCACGTGGCTGGCCATCTGTGAGAGCTACGACACGGCCAGCCTGCTGTGCGATGCGCTGCGCGACAAGAGGGGGTTCTGATGTCAGAGCAAGCCGAGATGGTGGTCTGGAACCACGACACGTTCGTCGACGTCTGGCCGACGCACTTCTGGTGCGCCGGGGTCCTCAAGCCCACGGCGCTGGCCCGCTACAAGCTGGGCGACACCGTGCAGATGAAGCACCACGCCAGCGGCCCGGTGCAGGTCGTCCGCCTGCACGTCACGCAGTACCGCTGGGCTCCGCCCGAGGTCATCTATCACCTCAGCAACGACCGCTGCGCCTCCGACTGGCAGGTGTTCTGATGGGACGCGTTCTTTCGTGCCTGGAGTACGCCGTGGTCGTCGTGCTCTCCCTGATCTTCGGTGCGCTGGGGTGCATCGTCACCGGCGCGGTCGTCTGGATCGGGCTGCGCACCCTGGGGGTGATCTGATGGCCATCTTCTTCACCATCGTCGCCTTCCTTTCTGGCCTCTGGGTCAGCGAGAAGATCACCGACGACAACACCGTCGCCGCCTATTGGGTTGGCGGCTCCGTGATGTTCGTCATCCTCATGGTCCTGCGCGCCGGAGGCGCAATCTGATGAAGCCTCTTGTCCGCAAGAAACCCTACAGCCGGGGCTCGCAACCGCATCTGATCAACGCATGGCTGGAGGGGGACGCGACGCCGCGAGGCGTCCGGCCCAAGTACAACCTCCTCCACGAGGGGGTGATGATGCCCGAGGACGTCTACTCGCTGGAGAGCCGCGAAGACCGGCTGTTCTCCTATGGCCACATGATTGCTGCCCGAGGTCCCGAGGGCAGCATCAAGGTCGGTCTTGTCGTGCCCGACCATGCGGTGGCGACGATGGCCAGGAAGGTGGCCCGGTTCGCCCGCATCCGCGAGGTGAGGATAATCAGCGTGGGTCCGAACGGAAGCCACCTGCAAGCCTTCCAGATGCGCCTCAAGGCGGTGGAGAAGACCGCCCGGCGTCAACGGCTCACCGAGGAGTTCACAGCCTCCTGGCGGCTCTCCAACGCCGCCCTGGAACTGGCCGTGATCGCCGAGAACCCGGAGGTCGACCGCCAGCGGTTGATCGACGTGCTGACGCTTCTCAAGGCGCACGTCACCCGGGGACGTCTGCGGGGCTGGGGCGAGAACCGCTGCAAGGCGGTGATGGACAAACTGATGATCGCTCAGCACGCGATCGAGATGCACATGGAGATGGCCGCGTGAGCCAGCCGATCCCGAAACACTTCCTGCCGGTGGTCGACCAAGCTGCGGTCAGCCGCAACCCGGCGCACTGGCCGACCGAAGTCGAGGGGTTCTTGTCCTGCGGCTACGGCGGCGAGAAGACCCGCGTCGACGAGGAACGCAAGCGCGATCCCAGCGGCCAGGAGCATGCGCCGCCGCGCTACTGCTACCAGCTGGCCGAGGCGTGGTGCTTGAAGATCGACGAGCACGTCTCGGCGTACTTCCTGCTGCCCAAGGGGTCGTTCATCGACCGCGCCTGGGACGCGTCGGCCAAGAACCTGACCCCGAAGGGAGGTGCTGCATGACGCCGGACGAACCCGCGGCCATCATCGCCGCACGCCTCGCTGATGTCGGCGTCAACGAGAAGCTCGTGCAGACGGCCTATGCGGCTATCGGTGCGCTCGAACAGGCAGGCTGGGTGATCGTCCGCAAGCGTCACCAGCGCACACCGAAGGTCAGGACCTGAACCTCAACCAATTGCCCCAGGCAATTTCATAGAAGGAACCCTACGATGGACTATTGGGTCGTCATCTACACCCCACCTCTCAACCCGCCCCGGACGCTGGATGGGCTCTACGCCACGCCGTTCCAGGCCCAGACCAAGGCCGACGAGTACGCTGCCATGCACCCGACCTACGTCTACGGCGTCCGCCCGGCGACGTGGCAGGAGCGCGAGGCGAACATGTTCACCTCCGGCGTCTACACGTCCCCGGTCTGGGTCGAGGAGCGGTTCTGGCAGAACTACGGCCACCACTTCATCCACCACTACGTCCACGTCAGCCACGCCGACGCGGAGACCGTGGCCTTCACCGAGGACGCGAGGAAGGGCGAGGCCGATCGGCAGACGCTCATCAAGCCCGGCAAGTACCTGCAGAAATTCATGGGCGCTGGCCCGAGCGGGGAGATCGAGCATGGCCCGATGAAGGGCTACCCTCCGGTGATCACCAAGCAGCAGGTGGCCTACTACGCGGCGTGGCATAAGGCAGGCACACGTCCCGAGAGCGAGGACACCCTGCACTTCGCCACCACCGCCGACGAGATGGTCCGGGTCTACCGCGAGGGGCCGTACAGCTGCATGCGGGGCTGCGACAAGAACTGGTCCGACGAGGACCACCCGGTGCAAATCTACGCCGCGGGTGATCTGCAGTTCGCCTACCTCAACAACGCCTCGATGGAGGTGATCGGCCGCGCCCTGTGCTGGCCGGAGAAGAATGTGTTCGGCCGGGTCTATCCGACGCCCAACTCGCCGGGGGAGACCCTGCTCTACGACGAGCTTCACCAGCGCCTCAAGAGCCTGGGCTGGACGTCGATCAACGAGCGACAGAACGTGTTCGAGGGGGCTCGCCTGCTCA